ACCCACGCGCCAACCGTCGGCCAGTCTTTCTCTTCGACAGAGATTGTAACAGACGGCTTGTGTTCACACCAGTGCCGCTGATAGCGCAGCCAGTTTTCCAGGTGGGAGATCGGCGTCACATCTGATCTGACAACCCCAGCGGGGGCCTTTTGGGGAAAACTAAACACCGTAGTCTGGGTCGGCTTATAGACGCAATCTTCTGATGGAACTCCTTGTCCGACGAGGAAAGATGTAAGAGGATCTTTTTTATCTCCTCGTACTCTTCGGATGTAATATTTGGAGTGTCTTGGGTGTATTCCAGAAGCTGAATCGACAAGCTGTGATACTGTTCCTGATGGCTTAACACAAGTGATAGCAGCAGATTTAGGTATTCCGAGGAGCGTGGCATATTCGTCATTTACCTTTCTGGCATGCTCGCGCAAGACGGACAACACATCCTCTTTGCCCTGCACCATCATGTCATTGTCATAGATGCCTGTTAGCGAAACACCTAACAATCTTTCTTCTTCGGTGTTGCGCTGCCAGACTTTACGGAGATACGGGAACTTTGTAAACGTGGCCTGGATTGTGCCAAGAATCGTAGCCAGCTCCACTTTATCTTTAAGCGTATCAATCGTGTCATCTGCACGAACGACAACCTCTGTGAGATTACAGAACTGATACGGTCGAAGAATAATTTCAGAGCAGGGGTTTGTTCCAAACTCATGGTCGGGATCGCGATGCCCATATTTTGCAACGGTCTTACGCGCAGCCTCACGATTAAAAATTCCTCGTTCGCCAGAATGTGAGTTGTATAAGGACAGCCACTCTTCCATGAACTTTCCAACCGTCGGAGTCTCATTGTAAACCGCGCTATTGTTGGCGAGTGCACGATGGGGAGCAGTTTCCCACCAAGGACCAGCTTTGGCATGGCGAATCCTTTCGTCATCGAGATCAGACAGAGAGATCATGGCGGAGCGACGCACGCCACCAACGACTACAACCTCACCAATTTTACACATAACATCATGGCACTCAAGCGAGTTTAGCTTGCGGCCCGTCGCGTGCTTGAATGTGTTGACAACAAACTGGAACAAATCAACCAGGGGTTCGGGCCCCGATGCGCGGCCACCAAATGTTTTAAGTCTGGCGCCCGCGGGCCTGACGCTCGAGACATCCCACTTCGGGATCTCGCCGGCATACAGGTGAGCGATTAACAACCTTAGCGCTTTCGCCCAGCCTTCTTTTGAGTCGTGGACCGAGATGACGTGGTCGCTGTTAAAAAGTTTTTCCGGCACCTCGGGCAGCTGAGTAACATATTTGGATTCAACACTGAACCCGACACCAGTACCGCAGAGCAGGATGAACATAGCTTCGTCGAAATGTCACGATCTGCACTCTTTCCTGCCGTCATCACAGCACGCATGGACGGCATAACTTTTAATTCATAGATCGAACTGTAAACGCGGTGTTTTAAATCTTGGTTTTCTGCAATTGCCGGCGTGCGTGAAAAGATGTAGTCAACATAACGCCACACCGTTTCGCTCCAATTCTCGCGTCTTCCCTTTTCGTCGATGTAACGGGCGTAACGGCTTGCTGCGATGTATTCTTGATACTGGTCCATGTATTTTTCTTTTTGGTAAATGGTGAAGTAAAAAAAGCCGCCTGTGGGATTCTCACACCACATCTTCCCGGGTAGCCCGGGACACTTAATTGTTAGACGAAGACGGCTTACTGCAGAAAAGAATTACGACTTAGCTTTTGCTTTCTTGACCGCGGGCCTCTTTTTGGGAGCCACGGGCTTAAGGCTGCTTAGCATACTATCATAATCTTTGGAGAGATTTTTGGTAACCGGGGGCAGGTTAAGGGCTTTCTCATAGAACTCCATCGCTTCCTCAACAGCACGTTGCATGCTCTTGAGCAATTCCATGGAAGCCTTATTGTTCCAATCACCGAATGAAAATGAGGCTTTTTCTGAACCATCACCAAAGTCCAGTGACATCCAAAAATCTGTAGGACTACGAGCTTCGCCCGAAGCGACTACAAAGTTTTGGTTGTTGGGGAAGAATCGATAAAAACTCATTTTTTCTGCCTTTTTAACTTTCAATTTTTTCTCCTGTACAGAAGCGAGCCGCGCGCCACGAAAAATGGCAGCGCGGATTGCAGGGGTTAGTCTTTTAAATCGCAAAATCCACGGTTGCGCTTGTAGCACCACCAAGCTTTTCACCGTCTTCGAGTTTCTGGACGTTATTCAAACCGCAGCCAACGCCTTTAGAGCCGTTGCTGTTGTAGCCGTAAAAACTGATCGAAGCGCGACCAAAGCAGCCGGAGTAAAACTCCGACACATCCATGATCGGATTTAGATCCGCGTCAACGACTCCAGGTTTTTGCGTGGAGTTTGCATTGATGAAGTACGAATTTTCATAAGCAGGATCGTCTTTCTCAGCGTCACCATCGCGCAGACCGCCTTTGAGGCCTTTAGGAACAGTGCCGCCCCAGATGGTGGCGTACTCTTTCTTTGCCTCTTCAACAGCCTTGTTGATCTTCTCGATGGTTTCTTTGTCGCTCTTTGGAATGATCAAAGACACGGAGTACTTTGGTGTGCCGCCCTCGTTGGGAGTCTGGGGCTGAAACACATGAGCGTAAGAGAAACGAACCTTGCCTGTTACTACTTTGATTGCTTTTGCCATCTTGGCTTCCTTGTTAGACGTTTGAGCTGATTTATCGGGTTAGCTCTTTAATCCCGTACTACTACTTATGCAAAAACTGCATACTTTTTTGTTGCACGATATGGAATTACGCATCGTACAGCATGTTAGTCTGCTTTAAAGCCTCGCGCACCGCAAGGGCCCTAATAATATCCCCAACAAAGTCAGGGTCTTTCAAGCGTCCGGCGTCTTGTTTGGCCATTGCCAACATAATTATTACCGCGTTTCTAAAAAATGTCAGCGTCTCTCTGTCGTGCTTAATTTTCATATCCTGAAAATCACTCTTGTAATTTTCAATCATGTTATCAGGCACTTCAAACTTTTTGCCCTGCTCAACTACTATCATCGCCGCCCATCTCATAGGCATCAATTATCAAACCGATCTGTCCGATAGTATAACCAATAAAAGCCACCATCATGCCTATGCGACGGATCTTAAAGTAAGACAAGCAGGTGGCGATATACATCAGCCCCACCATGCTGAGAAACAGCTGCGGGCTCATTTAAAGTCCTCGGCGGCTAAATTTTGGTCTTTGACGAGCTTCTGGCCGCCTTCAGGTCTGACGATCAGCCCACCCAGTAGCGAGGCCACATGGCCCTTTTTAGCCAGCTTTTCAAGCTGTGCAATCGATCTCAAAGTCCGCGGCTCCCAGATGTCGTCCTCTTTAAAATTATTCTCCAAAAGAACCTGGGCTGCAAGCGGCTGATCTGAGATCTTACGATGTGTGCGAGTACTCACTAACTTATATCCGGCCGGCACTAGGTTGTCTTTGATTGCGCGCTCGGTGAAGTAGCCTTCAACATCGCTCACCCAAGATTTCAGATCGCCTGCTCGGGAGAACACCAGCTCGAGCTCCTCATCAGTCAGCAGCGCCGGCTCTCTAAACTCGAGCTTAGCCACCTCGTTGACAAAGTCGCTGCGGGCCCTGCATGTACTTTTGGCGCGGCAAAACTGGCAGTGCTCGCCGGGGATGAACTCGCCGGTGCCCGCCCATGCGCGCTTGGCTTTTGGCTTTACAAAATACTGCGCCCAATCCAGCAGCTTTGTGACGGTTGTGCCGTCGGTGGAAATGTTCTCTACCCTTGGCTGGTGGATCGTGTAGTGGACTTCTTTGAGGTCCGGGTAGTCGTCTTTGAACTTGCAGTACGCGCCGAGCGCGTAGAGCCTGAGCTGCGGGTTGTCTTTGGCTTCGACGAAGATGCCTTTTCCGAACTTGAGGTCAATGACTCGGATTGAGTGCTTGGAAATAATAATGACATCCGCAGTACCAAATCCGTCAGGCACGAAGTCAGAAAAATCCACACGCTGCTCAAAGAATGGCTGATCGCCCTCGCCAATCTGGCTACGAACGTAGAGGACGTAGTCGTCGACGTAGTGCTCGAACTCTTCGTTGTAGTACGGCGTGTTTTTGATGATTTCGTATTCGCGTTCATATTCTTCAATCCCAATTTGTCCAAAGTGGTGGCGAAGCTTTATCTCAGCCAGGGTGTGGGCCATGGTGCCCTCTTGGCTGTAGTCGAAGTCGCCGGATCGGCGAGGGGGTTCTGGTAGGCTGGCCTCGAGTCGGGCCGAGGGCTGGCACGTAAGCCAGCGTTTGGAGGCAGATGCCGAAAGAATAGCGTGCGCAGTCAAGGCGGTTCTCCTGGTAAGGCGGGTTAGTAGTATTCCCACTAATGCAAAAGGGCACTGAAAAGTGCCCTTTTGGTTACAGCCGTAACTTTCCCGGTTACTCTTTTGCGGCCTTTAGACTTTTGATCAGGTCATTGACAGCGCCGGAGAAGTCCACCACCACGTCGGCCTTGACCTCGAGCTTCTGGTCCCGGGTCTCTTTGTAGTCGGCCGGAAACTGGCCGCGCAGCGCGATCTCCGCGATGCGGGAGTTAAATGCCTTGTTGCCCACGTTGGCCAACATCTCGCGCTCCCAGTATGCTTGGCTGTGGACGAGCGCAACACCGAGCGCGTCGGCGAAGTCAGGATACTTTTTCTTCCAGGTCTCTGCCACGCCGGCGGAGATGCCGAGCGCGGACCACATCATCTTTTGTGATGCCCCGGTCTTGCCCATTTCGATGAGCGTATCGCACATCTCTGGTTTAAATTCGTGTTTTGATTTTGCCATGGTTAGTACCAAAGTTTATGATATTCGGGCCTGTTTGCCTTTAGCCAAGGCTCTGCCTCTTGTCTGCACTTCGTAAAGTCCTCGCCTACTGTTTGGCTGCCCACGTGGTGCACGTAACAGCGTGAAACAAAATTTTTATAGCCTTGCTTAACAAGCTCGTAACACTGGACATCATCACTGAACCAATTGATCGGATCATAGTCCTGCCATGCGGCTCGGCTAATTACACCGAAGATCGGGGCCACTACCTGGCATTCATAAATCCAATCTTCTTCCTGAAACCGCGGCCCGTTTAGTTGTTTGTAAGACCGGATGTTTTGGGCTGGCCTGGCGTAGTCGCATTTTGCTGCTACCCAGCCTACCTTGTGCTGCTCGCTCAGCAGCCGGTAGTCAGCCATCAGCTTGTCGTAGCTGGTCGGCGTTAGCACCACGTCATCGTTGGACACGACCAAAAGGTCGTGCTCCATGAACGCGACTTTGACTACCTTGTTGTACGCGTCGCCAAAGTTGGTCGCTGTGTTGGGCATGCACACAACACGGCGGTCTGGCATTTGCACATCGAAAGCCGATGAGATGTACACGTCCACATCGTTAGGGACATAACACTCAATAGACTTTAGCAGCACCGGCAGGCATTGGCCGCTGGTGCTGGCTATTGCTATGGCCGTCACTTCTTAGCGGTTTTGGCAGACTCTCTGAATGCCTTAGCTGTCGGGGCGCCAGGGGAGCCGGGCTTACGCATCTTCTCGCCAGAGCCGCGCTTGATGCGCTCTTGCTTGGCGTGGATGTTGGCGTACAGGCCAGGCTTTGCGGAGCCTCCGGTTGCCATCTTGGGCAATGTTTTGAAGTCTTCCATAGTGTTTCCTTTCACGCGCCGGGCAAACCGGTAAAACCGGGGTATTTTTTCATTACTAAAAAATAAGATTTCAAATTTACAATGATCAAAAATGTCACCGGTTTCCCCGGTTTCCCCGGCAATGTTTTGGTGGAGTTGCTGGGAATCGCACCCAGGTCCGCAAGGTTGCCGCTTAGGCCTTGGCCCACGTCGAAACTATTCCAACCCCATAGGGGTCCCCGGTGGTGCGCCCGGCCGCGTAGTCGCAACCCATTAGAGGCGTCCGGGGTAGTAGGGCGTCTCCCGACGTGCTTACTACTACTTATGCAGAATCTTTAGGCTTTTTGCCCTGCATTTCATCACGTTGTTTGGCCAGACCTTTGCCGTCCTTTATGGCCTCGTTAATCATTTTCTTTGTCATTGCTATGGCCAGCTCCTGGCGCTTGGCTTCAACAAAAGGGTTTTTAAATGGTGTCAACAGATTTTTTGGGATTTTCATGTACAAGACTTTCAAAAATGTTAAAGGCTTTTTGTCCGCGCATGTGGATTAGCTGATGCAACCCCAGCAGCGTGTTTGCCACATCATCCGCGGACATGGATTCGTGATGCTCATAGTAGTGCTCGAAAAACAACATTACGTCTTCTGCAGACCCCCACAAAACCAGAAGCGCCTGCTCTAAATCAAACCTATTTGGCTTTGCGAACGGGCTTTTTTTCTGGCTTTTCATTTTTTATTTCCTCAAAAAGTATTTGGAAACAATCCATCCCTTGATTAGAAACTTTTTCAATTTGATCTGTCAAAAAATACATCGTGTTTACCGTGTCGCGCATGTTGATTTCCTCGACGCCGCCGGAAATAGCGCGCATGGTAGAGACAATCATATCCAAGTCTATAAAAACAGTTTCCAATTCCGTTAGCCTGCTGTAATGTTTCATACCCCCAGCTCCTTTTTAATAATCTCCACCGCGCGTTTGAAGTGATAGCGCCAGTACTTCTCTGTCACCCCCAAGTCCGCGGCTGTGTTGCCCATCAGAAAAGCTTCCATGATTTCACGTTGCTTAATTGGCATACGTTCGTCTATGACGCGACGTATATCAATTAAGTCATCGTGAGTCCACGGCAGCCATCCATCCCCCTGCGTGATCGTTATCCCCTCGACATCCTCCTGCTCCATCAGATCCGGCTCTTCGTCGGACAAACGAGGGGCTGCTGCGTTCTTTTTATATTTTATTACATTCATATTTTTAATGAATCCATGAGCGCGTCTTGCAGGCTGATCTTACCCTCCAGCACTTTTATAACTTGCTCGTCGATTGTCTTTTTAATCATCAGATGATGAATGATCACCGGCTTTGTTTGTCCCTGCCGGTAAATGCGCGCGTTGGCCTGGATGTAGTTTTCTGAGCTCCAAGGTAAGTCGTACCAAACACACTGCGCCACATCGCCTACGTTGCACTGTAGGTTTAATCCAATGCCTCCTGACTGCGGATGCGCTAGCATCATCTTGATTTTGCCATCTCTCCACCCTTCTATGTTGTCGTCTGTTAGTAACTCGGCCTCCGGAAAAGTTTCCCGCAGCTTTTCTAACGCCGATTTATAGTGATAAAAGACCAAAGTCGGGGCGCTGTTTTCTTCAACAAGCGACTCCAGAAATTCAATCTTGGCTGAGTGTGCGAACGCACGACCGTTGTCTTCGGTGTAAAGGGTGCCACTGGTAAACTGTAAAAGCTTATTGACAAGCGCCGCCGCCGTAACCGCCGTAATTTGCTGACCATCGATCTCACTGACCATCTCCTTTTTGAGATATTTATACTTTTCCATTGTGTCCGACTCAAGCTCTATTTTGTGGTAGAGATTTGTCAGCTTGGGTAGCGTCAAATAATCTTCCGCTTTTAAACTAAAACAAATGTCCGATATTTTGTCTGTAATTACTTTGTCCATATTGGGGCGCACTTCCCATTTGTACACCACGTTGGTGTGCCGATTGCGCTCGGTGGCATGCATATATTTATCTCGAAACTTTGTAAGGCTTGTTTCTAGCCTAGAACCAAGATCAAGAATAGCCACCTGAGACCACAGATCTCCAAGGCCTTGCGGTGTGGGCGTGCCGGTGGTGATGATGCGGCGCTTGAAAGACTTCAGCACAGTTTTAAGCGCTTTAAATCGTTTTGTGCTCGGGTCTTTGAATCGAGAGCTTTCATCAATAATTAAATAATCAAATTTGCCTGGTATCCAGTTGTCGACAAGCCACGCTAAATTGTCGACATTTATAATGTAAATGTCGTATTTTCCGTGCAATGCCAGCAGGCGCTCCCGCGGCGTGCCCATGATCTTTGTGACTTTTAAATCTTTTAAATGCTCCCACTTGTTTGCTTTCTGTAAAAATAGTTAATGCCGTGACCGATTTACCCAGGCCCGGCTCCAGGAAAAGGCCAACGTGCGGCAGTTTTTCTGCCTGGTGTATCAGGCGAGTCTGGTAGGGATGTAGATTTGTCTTTAAAAGCATTTAACACCTCTTTGCGTTTATCGTGCAGCCAATCGGCTACGGCATACAATTCTTTTTCGGTTGCATCTTGTTTTATTTTATTGGCAAGGTGCGAAATAAAAACCATATTTCCCTTCACATAACCGAGCTCAGGAATAATTCGATCAAGTGATGGGGAATTTGGCTTTGTAAATCCTTTACCAAGCCCAGAACACTCCCATACAAACGATGTTTTAAATACCGGGCAATGTGTCTGAACGATGGATTTTAAATAGTCT